GTGTAAGGAAGCGCCAGGCAGTTGCGGCTCAGCTCAAGGTGGACGAAGCAAAGAAGGCCAAGCAGGATGCCGAGATCGCGGATAACGAGGCACTGCTGGCCACCGTCAATGAGGCCAAGAAGCTGGAGCAGGCGCAATCGTTGGCCACGGAGTTCGGACTCCCAGTAGAGAGCATCCTCTCGTTTCGTGCGGAAACGCCTGAAGAGATGCGCAAGTATGCGGAAACCGTGAGCAAAGCTCTGAAGGCGCAAACCCCTGAAGGTAAGTTACCACGCCCAGTTAATCCCGCTGGCGCGACACCGCCGAACAGGGATTTGTCGGGGAAGACCCCCCTGGACTTGGCGACAATGGGGTACGCCGAGAAGGGGGCAAGCAAGTAAGAATAGGGAGGTAAACACACATGCCATGGACATTGGCTGAGTTTTCCAAGATCGAAACGGAACCGCTACGGAAGTCCGTCATGGACACGTTCCTGATGGAATCTGACGTGATGCAGATGGTTCCATGGGAGACTCTGAACGCCTTGGCGACTACGGTTGTCAAGTATCAGGATCTTCCTAGCGTCGGCTTCCGCAAGCTGAACGCCGGCTACACCGAATCGACGGGCCACTTCGAGCACAAGGTAGAAAGCATCTCGCTCATGGGCGGGATGATAGACACCGACAAGGCTCTGGTCCGGGCGAAGAACACCATCGCTGAGGCAAGGGCGGTCCAGCAGTTGATGATGACGAAGAGCATAGCCTACAAGTTCAACGACAAGTTTATCAACGGGAATCCTGAGAGCGACCCCGAGGAGTTCAAGGGCATTTCCAAGAGGATTGACGAGTTGGCGGTCGAGGGCTACGACTCTCAGGTTATCGACAACGCTGGTACTGCGGGCGATGGTATCCTGCTCGATGCAACCGAGAGGCACAACTTCCTGGACCACGTTGACCAACTCATCTATTCCCTGCCGGGGCACAAGCCTGACTTCCTGTTGATGAACAAGAAGACGCTCCTGGCACTGAGGGCATGTCTCAGGTACGAGAAGCTGCTCGATAATACCAGGGACATGTTTGACAGGTTGGTAGACGTGTACCAGGGTGCGCGGTTGGTCGACATAGGTACCAAGGCCGACCAGGTGACGGAGATCATCACCAACACCGAGACCACGGCTGGAGCTGCTGGGGGAACCGAGTGCACCTCCATCTACGCCGTGAAGTTCGGGGTTGGCGAGTTTCTCTGGGGCATACAGGAGTATGCCTTGGAAGTCACCGACAAGGGGCTGCTGGAGGCAAAGCCGGTCTATCGGACCGAGATAGATTGGCCTCTGGGCCTGGCCCACATCTCTCCCCGCTGTATGGGGCGGCTCTACAACATCATCCCTGATGGGTCCACGTAGGCCGGCAAGTAACAAGGATTGAAGGAGGGAATGAACGATGCCATTTGATGCGTTGGGAATCCTGAAGGGACACTACGGGGGAGCTCTCATCGACATGGATGAGAGCGATGCGGCTGCGGTTGCAGTGGCGGCTAACAGTGACGGTAACTGTGTAGTCGACATTCGGAAGACGGGATCGAAGGGCCTGGCTGCGGTGATGGTTGTCACGGAAGGGCCGGATGCGGATGCCTACAGTGACGAGTCCACCATAGAGGTCCAGGCGTCGGACGAGCTGGACAGGAACTGGCTGACTGTGGCCACCTTCCCGGTTTTGCACCACTTCCTGCGGGTGATGAAGAAGTGCACTGCCACAACTGGCTTTGTGGCTCTCGATGCGACCACCCCCAGGGTGTTGACGGCGACCACCGATACGGCTACAGGCTTGATCGTGTCCTTCGATGAGGCACTGAAGGAGATTGGCGGCGTTGGAGACATAGTGATCGAGATGCAGGACGATGCAGACCTGTACGCCACTGCGGGTGACACCCTGACCGCTACAAGCGGCACCGGGGTTGCTACTCAGGGTGCGGCGGCTATCGCTGGTCCGCAGATGACTCCTGGCATCCACGTCGTCCGCTTCAAGACCGAGAAGCGCTACGTCCGGGTGAAGTGCACCTGTGCGGACAGGGTAGGCAAGACCTGGATACTGCTCACCGATTGGGCTGCGCAGGGCGTGTGAGGGGTAAACCGAGCGAGATAGATTAGGGGGGAGCTGTCTTCCCCCTTTTCTACGAGGAGACGAAATGGAAGTCAAGAAGATCGAGTTTTCGTCCGGGTACATTACAGTCACGACCGATGAAGGTGCGCCGTGTAAGTATGCTATCGCGGACTTCCTGGGTGGCACTATTGCGCCTGCTGACCTAGCCCTACTGGAGGGCCTAGTTGCTGCCAGCAAGGGGCTTATGAAGGTCTATGAAGAGGAAGTGGACTGTTCCGGTGGCGGCACTGCTGAAGCCGAGGCACTGCTTACTCTTCCAGCAGGAAGTGTGATTCTGGAGGTTCTCACCTGGTGCACGGAAGCCTTTGACGGAGACGCCACCAAGACGTTTGAAGTGGGCATTGCGGCAAACACCGACAAGTACATTGACCCGGTTGACTGCCCAGTGACGCTGAATGGCCTTATGTCCATAGCTGCTGGAACTAATCAGGACCAGAAGAACGTCGAGACTGTTGTTGCCTCGACACCCATCATAGCAACGTGGACAAACACGGCCAGTATGACTGCTGGCAAGATGAAGGTGCGGGTAATCTACTTCTAGGGAGGGAATTATGGGTAGAAATGTAAACCTTGGGTTCCCTAACCCCATGGATAGGGAAGTGCGGATCACGCACCACACTGCTTCTGCCACGCTTCTGGCCACCAAGAGCGGCTCGGTGCACACCAATCTCGGTGCTGGCGAGGCTATTAAGCTCACGCTGCCCCAAGATGCCCGAGTCGGCTGCTGGTTCCAGTTTGTTGTAATGGCCGCCCACGAGCTACAGGTTGACCCCGGCGCTGCTGGTGCTCTTTACATTGGTGGCGCAAAACAGACAGACAACCTTTATGTCGGGGCAGATGATGAAGGCGAGAGTCTGACATTCGTAGCTGATGGGAACGGTGACTGGATTGCCTTGTATGCTGTGGGTACTTGGACTGTGGAAACTCCTTGACTAGGGGGTGACTATGGGTGTTGCAATACTTAGACCTGCCCCGAGGGGGCCGATAGTGTGGGGGGTGTCGACAGACTACCAACCAGGGGAGAAGGAACTACACGCTCGAAGTGACATAGATCATGGTGTGTATATCTCCGATGACATGGTTCCCTACGTCAATGTTGACACCGGCGAAATCAAATTCGATAAGAAGTAAGGAGTGAAACATGGCTGAAACATGGAAGAAACTGGCCTTTTTCGATGAGGTGGCGACGACCTTTCTGGGGCTGTCGGATAGTCCGGCAGACTACACGGACGATGGACTCAAACTGCTGAGGGTCAATGTCGGCGAAGATGCCGTGGAGTTTGTCGCTGCCGCAACTGTCGTTGGCGGCAATGCCCCGCAGGCGCACAAGGATAGCCACGACCCCGAAGATGGGGGGGATCCACTTGATGCTGCGGCAGCAGAGGAAATCGCAGGGGTTCAGGCTGCGGCTGAGGGTTCCTCTCATAGCTTTGCCCGGGCCGACCACGCCCACGCTATCAACCACGGCATAGCAGACAACCATGTGGTCACTATCGACGCCGCAGATGTGGCGGCTGATGAGATTGGCGTGTTCACCGCTGATGGGCTCAAGAGCCAGACGCCCGCCGAAGTGGCTGCGACCATGGCACTCGATGATGTGGGGGTGCCTGATGCGGCTGTGGCCCTCAACGGGCAGCAAGCAACGGACATGGTGGTTCATTCGGTGGCTAATGCGGCTGCGAGGCCGACTCCGGTGATAGCGAAGATATGCCACCAGCAAGACGACGACCACATGTACCTTTGCACGGTAGCTGCATGAGGAGGCTGACAAATGGCAAGTCCTGACGTGAAGAAGAGATTGGTAAACCAGGTCTTTGACCAGATCGAGCAACAGTATGCGCAGTTGCAGAAGGATGAGGCTGCGGAACTCCACAATGCCTTCGCGGGGATTATTGAAGAACTCAAGCCTTCATCTACAAACACACTGCTCGTACTGGAGCTGCTCAAGCAGGAAGTCCTCAATAGCTTGATTGGCAAGTTTGAGGAGATCAAGGCAACGCCGCCCAAGGCGCCTACGGAGGAGTCGGGTGGCTGAGACCTGGGAGAAGATTCTCCACGAGTCTGACTACGACAAGGGCCGGCGGGTGATTCTCACGCCCGCCGGCGCCATCGTCCCAACTTCAGACGGAGCAGAGCAGAAACAGATTGAGGGCACTAACTTCTCGTACTACGTCCTCAACTTCGACAAGGATTCGGACGAGTCTGCCTTCTGGCAGTTCATAGTTCCTGACGACTATGACGGTGGCAATATCACCGTCAACATCTGGTACAAGACCACAGTAACAGAGGGGACAGTGGTGTTTGAGGTTAAGGTATTGGGGAGAGAGGAAGGGGAGGCATTTGACGCTGCTCTAGGAACAGGGCAGTCCAATTCAGCAGACACGGTTCCAGCTTCGGCGGGGAACATAGGTGTCTGTGCCGCGACAGCTTTCAGCTCTGGTTGGAGCGCTGGAGACCTGGTGATTTTGAAACTGATGCGGGACGTGTCTGAGGACAGTGCCGTAGCCGATATCGCGGTTGTCATGGTGGAGGTGGACTATTGAAGGATGAGCTGCTTGCCAAACGCACACGCAACAGCAAGACGTTCTTTTTGGGCAAGGCACCTGATGGCAGGGAGAGGTATGCTTGGCATGGCACGATTGGAGCCATCCATTATAGGGACAATCCCAAAGCAGAGGCTTCTCCTTGGCTGGACATTGATACGGCTATTGATGCCCAGGGCAAGGTTCGGACCGCCCCTTACGACCTTGATGTGTACCTGACGGGTATGGCTGGCTTTCACTACAAGTCAAAGGACTCTGGCGAGTTTGATATCAGGCTGAGTAAGGCTAGGGAGGGACCAGGGGGACGGAAAGTTATCCGACCTGATATGCAGGTCAAGCCTATCATAGAGGGCAACACGGTAAGATGGCCCAACCTCTATCCTGATACCGATGTGGTGCTGGAAGCTCAGAACGATAGAGTTATTCTCAAGCGTATATTGAAATCCAACAAGGCTCCACTGGAGTACGAGGTTACAGTGCAGGAGCTTGCTGAAGGTGTAGCTCAACTACGTCCTGTTAGACCTGCGGTAGATGCCAATGGGCAGATGTTGAAGATGGAGGAAAGTGCTATAGCTGGTGGCAGAACTGAGAGGTTGAAGCTGGAGGCGGTTGAGGGGGAGCTTCAGCCGATTGCGTATCCCATTGAGGATGACACTGAGGTTAATGAACAGGTCGGCGCGTCCTCAGATGATTATTCTATTTTCTTTGAGTTAAACACGAACTATGTCTATATGGGCAACTATGCTAGTGGCCCCATATTGTACTCTCACGGCTTAAGATTCACCACGCTAAATGTCCCCAAGGGTTCTGCAATCTCTACTGCTATCTTAACCTATACGTGTGAGATAGCCCAGAGTGGTACAGTCTGTAGACTGAAGGTAAAAGGAGAGGCCCATGATGATGCTCCTACATTCATTAAGGATGTTGATGCTTATTGGGCTAGGACTAGAACGGCAGAAGGAACTTGGGAAGATTGGGACATAAGCTCGGCGTGGACAAAAGACGCTGAGTACACTTCGCCAGATATAAAAGGCATTATCGAAGAGATTGTCAATAGGGATGGCTGGGTAGCAAACAACGATTTGGTGGTGTTTGTCGAGGAAGATGGGGCTGATGACAATGCTCGTCGCTATGCTTACTCATGGGACAAGGATTCCAGCAAAGCTGCCAAGCTCGCCATTGCGTATTCGGCTGGTGCGCCTTCCTATATCCCGCGCCACTCAGGCTCAGTAGGAGTGTTGATGTTCTGATGAAAAGACGAGGTTCGATCAAAGTCTCGGGTTCGGTCTACGCGCCAAGTGAGCCAGCGATGCTGTTCGCGCAAGTCCTCGATGAAGTCGGCGACCCCGTGAACGATGCTGTGGTTCTAGCCAGTGTGTTCAAGCAGGACGGCTCGAAGTGGGTTGATGCTGAGACTATGGCGTACATAGCGGCTTCCAACGGTCTCTACAAGTACGGCTTCACGGCACCGGCCACGGTGCAGAGGATGGTGGCCGATGTGTCCTGTGCCGACCCCTTATCGTATGGCTCCTCTGACCTCTACGTTGCTGCTTGGTCGGAGAATATCGACTACCTCAAGCAGAAAGAGGCGGGCAAGTGGAAGATTGAGGATGAGCAGCTGACCTACTACGCAGAGGATGGCGAAACCGTACTCAGGAGATTCAACCTCTACGATAAGAAGGGGAATCCAACAAACCAGAACCCCTATGAGCGAGTGCCTGTCTAGGAGGATAAGATGGAAGGAATAAGTGTACCGACAGAAGGATTGGGAAGTGAGGGGATGGTAACAGAGGGCTATGGTTACATTCCCCGTGCTACTGACAGGGCCATGAAGGGGGAGGTGCAACCGGGACTTGCGGGTACGCCGTCCTTGTTGCATCTCAAGGATGCCATAGCTAATGCCTTTACATCTTTGCGGCCCCAGTGTGGAGAACAGGTCAGCGTTGAGTCCCTGTGGGAGATAATGGATGAGGTTATCCTGGCTCAGCCTGGCATATACAAGGCAGCAAAGCTCGACGGCTTGAGCCCTGGAACACTGGCTCAAATGGCCTATCAGTGAGGGAGGAATCATGCCGGCAGAGAGTGAAGCCCAGAGAAAATTGGCGTGCGTCGCTTTGAGTATGAAGCGGGGTAAGACTGAGAGGAGCTACAGCAAGAAGGCGGCCGATATGGCT